TTTGAGCGACACGTTCTTAGAGGACATGAACGTATGACAGCTACTAAACATATAGGTCCTCAGTTAGTGGAAACGCATAAAAAACTTTACGCAGATCAGCCCAAAGGCATCAAGCACTGGCTCGGCAAATGATAAATATACTTTTAGTATGCAGAGACGTAGTACTAAAAGATTCACAATAAACGGGTCTTCCATGCCAGACGTAGAGCTGGTAGCGATAATGGAAAAGGCCTTAAAGCAACCTTCGTCCTTCTCATATAAAGTTAAAGTTGACAACATTCGTTGGGACAAACAGTATAAGAAACTGTGGTCCGATCATATCAATACAATACCCCATTGGAATAAACTAGTATACAAATACAACGTGAAGTCTGATGAATTTGTATTCTACAAAGAAAGGAAAAAGAAATGACACAACTAATAAACCCTACCAAGTTCACTCACTCCACTGGCCTTCTTAGGTCATTTTTTTTGGATAAAGGATTTGAAGAAGTCCATACCCAGAATAGACTATCGATACTAGCGGCCTGTGAGGATCCGTTTAACGTAGCAACATATAATTACGCAGGCCAGGTATGGCCCTTGCCCCAGACAGGCCAAATGTGGTTAGAACACGAATTACTTTCCAAGCCCGATTCAAAGGGCTTTTTTTGTGTCTCCACTTCCTATAGACAGGAGCCAAATGCAATACCAGGTAGACATGATATTATATTTCCTATGTTTGAATTTGAAATGCCAGGCGACATAGATGATCTTAAGAAGATGGAATATGAACTATGCCAACACTTAGGTTTTAAGATGCCTACTGAAAAGACTTATGCTGAATGGCAACAACACTACGGACTAGCAGATGATTATGAAATGACTGCTGAAGAAGAAACAAAAATGTATGACGAGTTTAGTACAACAATGATTACTGACTTCCCTGAAATGACATCACCCTTTTGGAACATGAGTAGAAATGATGATGGCAAGACTGCAAAGAAGATAGACGTTATACTAGGTGGTATGGAAACAATAGGATCAGCAGAACGTAGTTGTGATGTTGATATGATGCGTGATACGTTCCATAGTATTACAGACGGCGAGTATAGTAAACTACTATACAAATTGTTTAGCCAAGAACGTGTTGAAGCAGAGCTAGAGAAGTTCTTAGAGTTTGACTTCTTTCCAAGAGTTGGTGGCGGAATTGGAATGACTAGAATGATTGCGGCCTTAGAGAAAAAGTAAAGTTTAATCTGGGGTGGTGAAATTGGTAAACACGCACAACTGTTTATTGTGTGCTAGTAATGGCTTGTAGGTTCGAGTCCTACCCCCAGAGCCAAACGAAAAAGAACGTATTCGAGCAACCTCGGGAGGTTAATGTTTTTTTGCTGTCGATTTCATCTTTTGAACAGTTTCTCTCCAATCAAAATTTGGATTAGGCGAATACGGTACTTGCATACTGCCTGGACACCAATCGTCCTTTCCTGTTACTATTGTTTCATTTGAATTCTTTGCACCTACGTATATGCAAACTTGATTGTCACCTATGAAGCCTCTGTAGACTCTACGTGCAGTAACTAGCTTAGGTGCTTCACGTTCTCCACGTCTTATTTGTTGTTCGTACGTGTACGGCTTTTTGGCTCCGTATTGTTTCGCTCCGGCCAAAACGTTTGTCGGAACCAATACAGCAGTAACCATATGGATACCCAATAACGTAGCCAATATTTGTAAAACATTTATTATACCATTCCCTTCTGCATCATAGCGAAGTATACTAGTCCTCCTACGAACAGTAGTATTACCATGATGGCCGCACCAATCTGAAGTGCTTCAAAAAGGTCTGCTTGTCTTTGTGCTTGAGCATAAACTTCTTTCTCACGTTTAGCTCTTATGGTCCTACGCATTTCTTTTAACTCGTCCCATGTGCCGTAGCCATAACGAAAGTTAAGTAATGCTTGTAATTCTTTTTCTTGTTCTATGATTTTCTTTTCGTGTACAAGTAATGCTAATGCTTCTTCTTCTACTGAACCTGCTTGAAAAAGTTTTTTGAACAACGGAGGCTTCTTGTGCATCTGTTGTCCTTTGCGGAAATCTGATATCGCGGTGTACCACTTGCCCATTTGGCCTACGGTGTTTTCAAACTCCTGTCCGGCCTGGACAAATTTCTTGACTGTGTTGAATGCCGTCGTTGCGGCGGCAATTGCGGTGAATGGATCTACTATGCGCCTCTCCGTACTATGTTAGATAAACGTCTGCCCTCAACTTGCTTTCGCTTACAATAGTATTTAGTTGTTTTTTAATAAAAGGTTAAGATATCACCTTAGAAGTTGACGTTACGTTAACAAGATGTTGACAAGATGTTTTTTTGAGGTATAAATTTTACTTGGCTAGTTTTTCAAACTCTGGGCAACCGTCGTCTGTGCAGAAGTCTTCTTCTTTAATGTTTTTGCTTTCTTCACGCATACGTTCACATTCTTCTGACGCTGGTGCAAACACACAGCCTAACACTTTACCTATTGCATCTAATGATGGTGCTTTCTCAACTACTTTAGTCTTAGTACTTGCACACCCAGTTAATAAACAAGTTATGATTAATCCAATAAGAAGTCCTTTCACAAAACTAATCCATAGGTGTGTGTTATGTGATATTCCCATCATCTTTCTCATTCGTTCTGTGTGACCTTCTTGCCACTTTATAAACTTATTAATCATTTCCATACATTGTATTTATTGCGACTAGACGATAATGATTTCAATCCGTGTTCTCTATCCAAGTACTTGTACTGCACGTTGGTTGGCTTGTATTGTTTAAGCCATTTAAACACAATGCTTTTATCAAATGGTCCACAAGTGTATACGTCTAGCTGTACTAGTGCTGGTGCGTTCTCGTCCCAACTGTGCATAACAACATGACTTGTTTCTATAATAGCGGCAACAGTTAATCCTCTGTTCCCTATCATAGTGCAATACTTTGCATAAGGTCCCATTAGTATCTTCATACCTATTTGCTCAATGAGATCTTTTACCTGGTTACTTGCTGTGTTTTCATCCGTAGGCGGATCAAGTACTTCCGCTCTTATAATCACGTGTTTGTGAACTAGGGCCATAGACCAGATATATTTATGACGCAGGTCAGGTATGCGTGGTCGTCAAGAGCCGCGGAGCGGTAAAGCCATTTAGAGCAATCGGTAGCGGAAATTTTTCAGGTAGCGAAGCTACAGCGGTAGCAAAAAAAGTAGCGAGGTTTTTGGCTGTCTACGCCGAGTGTAAATTGAGTTGTAAATTATACCTTCGTTTGTAAATTTTGTAAATCACCATACAGTTATAATTCGTCTTTTATACGAGCTACACCCTTTTTAACCACCCATACGACAGACTCCTTAAACAATGGTTTTTACCGTCTAAATGGCTCTTATTTGCAGTTTAAGTACTTTGACACTAGTAAGGTACTAAACCGTGCTACAAAGACGTCTATGTGCGTTTTAGACGCCTATTTAAGTGTGTGCTAAACTCCGTTGCACACAGTTCCGTACAACGTAGAGGGGTGTTTTGGATTGGTAAATAATATTAGGAGAATAATATGTTTAAATGGATTAAGGAAACTTTCTTCCCTACACGCAAGGTAAAGGTAGCCGTAAAGCCTCAGAGTGCTAAAGCACTAAAGAGTGCTAAGGTTAGATATACCAAAGCTGAGCTAAACAAGATGACCAAAAAGGAACTTGAAGCTTACGGTCGTGTGTTTGGATTTGAAGTTGACAAAAGATTAACCAAAGACAAGATAGTTAAACAAGTAGCTAGTCTAAAGCCCCGTAGAAAGTAATCGAGCACCATAAGTTATTAAGTAGTCAGCACCAGCACGTTTGAAGATATCAGCACACTCACGCATGGAACCTGGAGCACCTATGCCCAGCCATTCACCTGATGTTTGAAAAGCACCCGTTGGTTTGCCAGTGGCTCGCTTTATGGGTTGTATTAGATCTAAACAGGGCATACCCGGCTTGACCATGCAGTAGTCTGCTCCGTCAAGTGCATACTGTTTGCTTCTTGCAATAGCACCCTCGCGGTCCTGTACCTCGAGCTGATAATCTCTCACAATTGAACGTTCTATCTTTACTGCTTCTCGCCATCCTCTGTAGAAGGTTGATTTAAATTTTGCACTATAGCTCATTACTTCCGCGCCGGTTACTTTTTTTATATTGAATACTGTGTTCTTCTGACAGTCACTAGGGGCTACACAATCCGCTCCTGCGTTTAATACTGCCTGTGCATAATTTGTTAATAGTGTCTGTGTTCTGTCGCTGTCGTGTACATGACAGTGGCCGTCCGTC